AAGTTACAGTTTAAAAAATTCGACTGGAAGAAAGACTACAAGGAAACAGGAAGTCAGAAAAGCGTTAAAGTTGGACTAATCGCACAAGATGTGCAACAACTAGACGATTCACTAGTGACTAAAAGTCCAGATATATTAGAGTTAGAACATTTCAGACTTACAATGTATGCCTTGAAATCGATTCAAGAGTTGTCTGAAGAAAATAAAATATTAAAAGAAAGAATAGAGGATTTAATCAATGGAAGAAAATAAACTACAACCAATTCATATTATCGCACAAGAACTAATTGAAAAGACGTTAGAGCTTGCGAATTACAAAGTAGCATATGAGGAGTTGAAAAAAGAAAACGAAGAACTAAAAAATAAAAAAGGAGCTAAGTAATGGCACTAGAAATTTTAACAAGAAATGCACAGCCAGAAGCTGGAGGATATAAGAGTGTCTATGTTCAGTTTACATTGAATAAAAGCTCTGTATATTTAAATGGTGGCGTGGACTTACCAGGAAAATTTGCGACCGCTAGTGATAGTGAAATACTTGAAGAAGTAAGAAAGCAATTAGCACAACAAATGTTTACAGGAGAAACGACACCTGCGTTAGTTAGTGAATATGCGAACTTAAAAGAAGAAGTTACAGTTTTAGCGAATAATAAGGTTGAACCTAGTGACAGAGTTAAAGCGTTACGTAAATTAGTAGGTAAAGTTAATAAAGGTAACGACAAGTTAATCATGACATTACTATTAAATGTGTTAGACGCTAAGATTATAAATGACAACAAAGACACTATAATTAGTGCATTTGACAGTTATGAAATAGGCGTTGAATACTCTGTCGGTGACAAGGTTAAATACAACGGTAAGTTATACGAGATAGTTGAAGAACATACGTCAGTTGATGTGTGGAAACCAGATGTAGAAACTAGCAAGTATAAGGAAATCATACTGACTAGAGTAGAAGCAAACGCAAAAGATGATATTGAAGATGAAAAGAACAGATATGTAACAAAAGCACAATTAGACGAAGGAATGGCAAGTGTAATTAACACAATCGTCGGAATGCTAGAGGAGGGCAACGAAAATGATGAACATAATGGAGACGCTGAAAGTAACGAAAGGAGTTCTGAAAGTGATTAGACCAAGTAGATTAAGATTTAAAAAAAATGATTATTTAGTTCAACTATATGTTAGACAGTTAATCACAAAAGTAAAAACTATTAATGAAGTACCAAATTTAGGGAATTTAAGAGAAGTTGTGCAGTCAGAAGTTGACCGCATTGAAAAAGAATACGAGGAAAGAGAAAAATAATCAATGAGTGACGGATTAATACTAGGACTTAGCACGGGAGTAGCAATGCCATTGTTGACAATGATTGTCAAGTGGTATAACAAAAAAGACGAACAAAGTCTGAATGAGATTAATGACACTTTGAAAGAGATTAAGGAATTAGCAAGAAAAACAGCTGACGGGACAAAAACAATCAGCCGTTATAGATTGCTAAAAGATATGAGTAGGATAATAAATCGTGGTTGGATCAGTACAAAAGAACTAGAAGAAACTACAATATTGTATCACTCATATAGAGAGTTAGGAGGTAATAGCACAGTATCGGAGATATACGACCTGTGTAAAAAACTACCAGTAAAAAATGGAGGTGCTGACATATATGATAGATAAAAAAATACAGTTACAATTTAACAGCACGGTAAATAAAAGAGTTAGAGTTCGTAGTAATTGCGAACTCTATTCTCATGATAAAAATAACAACGAGTTTGAACTAACAATAAACAATCACACCTTAACTAACGAAGATGCAATAATACTATTCAAGTTTGTTAAGAGTGTGAAGTATTGGGAAACTCAAGGAAGAATTGAAGATAACAAGATTAAATTTAAGTTTGACACTAGCTTAATAACTGATAACGAAAGAGTAAACTGTTACATCATTCTTAAGAACGAAACTAAAGAAAGTGATGTGTACAGTTTTTCTTTTGACGTAAAAATGTCAGAGTATGATTTAAAAGATAATCTACCTGTTAAAGAGCGATACTTTGCTAACGGTGTAGTTGTTGACAAATTAGACGTGTTAACAAAAGAAGTACTAGCAGAGGAACTAGAAAAGGCAAAAGGCACTTATGCACTTAAAACAGACTTATCAGAGTTTGTAAGAACAAGCGATATAACGGATGTTGTAAGAACAGCAACGCTTAACGACTATCAACTTAAAAGTGAGATGCCAAATGTAGTAGAAATTGTTAATAACACAGTTGACAGTAAAGGATTCATAACATCTCATCAAAGTTTAGTTGATTATGCGAAAAAGTCTGAAATACCTATTGATTATGTTTCTAATAGCAAACTAGAAGAATTAAAAACACAGCTAACAATAGATACTAGCAACTTTGCGACAAAGCAAGAATTACAAGCAATAAGTGGTAGTCAACAAATAGTTGACACTAGTAATTTAGTAACTAAAGATGAATTAAATAGCAAGAATTATTTAACAGAACATCAATCGCTAGAAGATTATGTAACAAAAAATGAGTTGGATAATAAACACTATTTAACAGCACACCAAGATATAAGCAATCTAGCGACTAAACAAGAATTACAAGAGGTAAGTAATCGTCAAGTAACGATTGATACAAGTAATCTTGCAACTAAAGAGGAGTTAGAACAGGTTCGCAACAATCAACCAACGGTTGATACTTCAAATCTTGCAACTAAAGATGAATTAAACCAATTACGTGGTAGTCAACCAAATGTTGACAACCTTGTTACAAAAGATGAATTAAACAGCAAAGGTTATTTAACGCAGCATCAATCTTTAGAAGAATATGCTAAAAAAACTGAACTACCGCAACCATATAACGACACGGATATTAAGAGTAGATTGACGACATTAGAGAACAGACCTGCTGGGAGCGGAGATATTGACTTAAGCAATTATGTTAAGAAACACGAACTAACCGAAAGAAGATATGCATCACAAGTTGTGGTAGACGACCTCGTAAGCAAAGTAACTGTGTTGGAAAATATAAAATCAGAAGGAGGAGGAGCTAGTTCTGAAATAAGTGATATTAAAAGGCGATTAGATATAACATATGATAAATTTGAAACGCCTTTTAAATCAACGGGATTAAAAAGGGTTGAAGATTATCTTAACGAGACTAGAGAACACGGACAAACTGAGAATTATGGACGATTATACACGGATAAATTCAATAATCATTTAGTTGTTAGAGGTCGAGGAAAAACCGTTAAATTTGAAACTTTGCTTTATACAGTAGGGAGTTCGTTGCCTGTTGCTTATGAACCAGACTTTGAATTTTCTGAGGGAGATAATATCAAGTTTATAACAACACGAAATATACATGATTATCTACCAAGAAATACAGGTGACACAGGAAACACAACCGAGTTAGATAAGAGATTAAAAGTACTCGAGGCGAAACAGTGGGAAATTCACGGTCGAGGAATGCCAAACGGTGTAGTTACTGCACCTGTTGGAACGACATACGTTGATGAATCAGTAACTAACGGAGCTTTGAAGTGGATAAAGAAAAGCGGAACAGGTAACACAGGTTGGGAGGTGCTGATTGGAGATACTGGGTGGAAAGTACTTCCTTCTGTTTCGAAATTAGGAGGTTCTTACGTCAAAATAAGACGTGTAAATAATGTAGTATCTTATCAGTTCGGAGGATTGTCATGGGGTTGGTTTGGTATCGTAAGACGAGGTGGTGCAGGATATGTTCTGCAAGGTTCTGATAGAGAACGTAACTGTATGATAATACAAAATAATGGGATTCCAATAGGATATAGAACTGAAGCTTCACTTATTGGAAATATATACAATGATAAAGGTATTCCTTATGGGACATGGTATTTAGGAGGTAATGGAGATTACAACCAATTAAGATTTCAGTTCACAGACCCAGTACCAACAGATAGAGACATTGGAGATATTCGAATAAGTTCTATCTCTTATTTAACTAACGAACCATGGCCACAAAATTAGAAAGGAGGTGAACCAAATATGATTAACTGGAAAGTAAGATTTAAGAATAAACGCTTTGTAATAGCGTTTATAGCAGCGTTACTATTGTTAGTTAAACAAGTTGCAATGTTGCTAGGTTATAATCTAAATACTGAAGTTTTCAACACTAATCTCAATGGTATTGTTGACACAGTATTTTTACTATTAGGTCTACTAGGAATAGTTAACGACCCTACAACAAAAGGCTTTTCGGATAGCGAACAAGCCTTGAAATATAACGAACCAAAACAAGACTAGAAATAGTCTTTTTATTTTATTCAATTTAGGAGGATTTTAAAATGGTTAGAACAACAGACATAGTAAATGAAGCAAAAAGAATAGCAAATTTAGGAATAGGAGTTGACCAAGACGGAGCATATGGAACTCAATGTGTAGACTTACCAAATTACTTAAGTTCATATTTCTTTGGTAAAACTCTTTGGGGTAATGCAATCGACTTGCTTAATAGTGCTTCAGCATTAGGATATAAAGTTGAATATAACGTTGTGGGGGATCTCAACAGTAAACCAAAAGCTGGGGCAGTATTTGTAATGGACACTACTTATACGGCGGGACATTCATATGGACATACAGGAATTGTAATTGAGGATTCAGACGGTTACACAATGAGAACTATTGAACAAAACGTTGACGGCAACTGGGATAGCTTATATGTAGGAGGTCCAGCAAGATATGTAACAAGAGATTTTGAAGGAATTGTAGGGTGGTTCTACTATCCTGTAGATGATACTGCAGCAAATAACCCTGTAACAACTGATTTATATGAGTTAGATAGACCGAGAGTATTCACAGTGGGAGTAGCTAGTTTAAATGTTCGCTCAAACCCTTCGTTAGACGCTGAAGTTGTAGCAAGTTATGAAGAAAATGAAGAGTTCAACTACACTCATTATTGTTACGCTGACGGGTATGAGTGGTTGTCATACGTGAGTCATAGCGGTGAACGTCGATATGTTGCAAGCATGGAACTAGAAACAGGAACTGACTACGGATCATGGAGATACTTGTAATTTAATATAATTAATGATAAAATATATGTAGATGAATATTTTTTATATTTTATTCCCTTTAGAGCCTGCCTTAATTGGTGGGCTTCTTTTTTATGTTTTGAAGTGTTTTTTATAACCGGGAAATATGTTATAATATAGTTGTTAAGCTTAACAAACTTTTCATATTAACTCCCTTATTTGTTATTACCTACCAATTAATTTTGGTAGGTCTTTTTTTATGTCTACTGTGATAGAAATTTTTTAAAATTTCCGTTGAAAAAATTAAAAAAATCTATTGACAATGTATAACGTATACGTTATAATATATAAGTACAAGGAATAAGAAAGAGGCGATTACCATGAAAGAACTAACTAAAGAACAATTATTAAGAAATCAACTAGACAAAGAGTTTGTAAAACACATTACTAGTAAATATGGTGATACTACACGAGTTTTTACAATAGAAGATAAAGAAGATTATGTCAACTTAACATTTAAAACTGTACACCACAAAAGTAGCTTTATAGATAAAGAAGTTGAAGAAGTACTTGAGATTAAAGTAAAAGATAACACAGAAGAATATCCAGCAAATACTGAATATTTAACAAACAGAAAATCAGAAGTATTTAAATTTAGACATGAACTAGCTTTAAACTACTATAATGTACGAAAAATCTTTGATAACGGTGTAAAAGTTGACGAAGAAGATTATCAACCAGTAATAGTTCCGTTTGAGTTTAGAGAGCCTGTAACAATGAAATTTTACAAAGTAGTTAGTAGCAAAGACTTAGAAAAAATCTTAAAAGAAGGGATTTTACCTATTTCAAAAACTGGTAACAATAACTGGGATAATGATGGAAGAGCTAACAACTCTACAGAAGTAGTTTATCTTTTCAACCCATTAACAGAGAAAAAAGACTTCAAGCAATACGGAGATGTATTGTTAACAGTTGAAACAACAGCTTACAAAAACGAGTTGGAACCAAACGACGTTAACAATGGGAAATATGAAGAGTATATCACTTATGAAGTTAAACCAGAAGAAATAATCAATGTGGAGGTCTTAAATGGATAATAGAACATCACAAGCACAAATTAAGGCTTCTCGTAATTATGAGAAACGAAATAAAGAAAAGACAAGGATCAATAGCTATAAACGGACAGCAAGATTATTTGTTAAGACTTATGCTACAGATGAAGACATGAAAGAGCTGTTAAAGATATATGAAGAAAACAAAAATAAGAGGTAGAAAAACTACCTCTTTTTTATTTTGCTAATTCATGTTAAAATAATTCTGAGGTGGAAAGAATGGAAAAATTTTATATAACGAATTATTTAAATTTAAGAATGGAAAATTTCATGTTAAGAAACGGTGATGTCAAGAAAGACAGTAAGGGAATTTACACAAGTGATCCTGAAGATTTTGATTTACTGCAAAGACAATTTGACTTACTAGAATATTTCAAATCAATAAATAATTTTGTTAATAGTTTTGATTTAGAGTATATGTTAACCAAAGATAATTTTACTTATTATGCTCGAGTTGTAGAAGATGATTT